ATCCGCTCTGCTCTCGGTGGTCTCACTGTCGATAGAAGAGAAAACATAAACACCATAGACCAAATGTCTCGAGATGAACTTACGGCTAGACTTGCAATATTACAGAAACAATATCCTCAAGCGTTTGTTATCGAGGGTACAGCAAAGGACATAACACCAGATGAGCAAGGGGCCAGAGGCGAATTTTTGGCAGTCACTCAGGAAAAACCTGCCGAATAATTCGTTCGCAACACGTATTGAAAACAACCATGGCGGTGGTGTGCCGGACGCACATATCGTATGGGATGGCTTGACGTTTTGGTGCGAGTTGAAGACAACTAAAATCAATGCAGTAAATGTGTCACCTCATCAGATCGCGTGGCATATGGCATATTTTGCACGAGGTGGTCTGAGTTTCTTCTTGGTAAAGAGCCTCTCTACGAAGAAGATTTATTCATTTCTGGGGGATCAGGGGGTGGCATTATCGAGGGGCGGGATCTCTGCGGCTCGAGGTGCCTGTCATGACAACCCTGCGGCCTTGTTTCAATCTCTGCGGCCTCGCTTGCTTGATCATTACTCTGCGACCCTGCGTCTCTGCGACCCTGCGGCCTAGTTTATTTGTGTGTCTTGTACCATGGGCACAAGTAAAGGGGGCCGTGGCCCCCTGGTCTCTATTGCATAAGTATTTCTTTTACTTCGGTGCCCGTTAATCCAACCATACCCGCCAGAGTTAGGATCGTTAGGTTAGGATTCTGGTCGTAGTAGTCGCGGATCTCTTGATCCGTCCATTGCCAAGCGGGTTTCGGTGTGGCAACCACACCGTCTCCGATGTAGATGCCTGTGTTCCAGTCTGGTTTTACTTGCGGTGTCTTTGCCATTTTTAATGCTCCACTATTGCAATTGATTTTGCTAGGCTGGACCCCTTGCAAAGCTTGCAAGCGGTGCATTGTACGCGGCGTCCGGCCTCTTTTGATGCGGGGCATAGCGCCTCATTCTTTTTGTCTAGGTCGCCAATGTCCACAATTACGCGGAATGTACGGCGTCCGTTGCTCCAATGGGCCTTTGCTTCGTCGTATGAATCCGCGCTTTGCATTGCGATATCTGGACGCCATGGTTTCTGGTGCGTGTACGCTGTCCAAGTTTTACATTCTGCTAGTAATTCGTCCCACACTTCGGACGGGACCGCAGCGGGGTCGCCATATGTTCCAACTCTTACGAACCTATCGCGGCCCATGGTGCGCGGGTTGCCCTCTTTATATACGCCGCGCTTGTATGCTTTCCATACAATCAAAACGCCTTGTCCTAGATTGACATAGCAGCGGCGACCCTTGGCAATTTTGCGCTTGGGGTCCGTTGTTACTTCGCCGCGCATAGTGCAATCGCCACAAATAGAATAGTCTTCGCCAGTCTTCGAAGCTTCGAGCGGGTTTATATCCGAGCGTAAGATGTAAGTTTGAACAACCTTGCCCGTTTTGGTATTGCGGTTTGAATAGGTCGCAATAACTACGATTGGTTTATTATCCAATAAGCTTGGCCCGTTGTAGATAATAGCTGATTTCATTTTTTGTTCCTCCTAGTTAACAATTTTATTTTAGCAGGGCCACAAGTAAACCACAAGTAAAAGTTTTTAAACTCTGCGGCCCTGCGGCCTTGTTAAATACTCTGCGGCCCTGCGGCCTTGTTCTCTGCGGCCTTGTTCTCTGCGGCCCTCTCTGCGGCCTCTTCCGTTTCTGGATATACATGGAATGTAACCTTGACATAGTCCAGGGACTCGAACCAAACTTCCCAGTCATGGGCTGGGCAAGTGTTTAGCCATTTATAAAATTCTTCTCGGGTCATGTGAAAAGGGGCCGCTTTCGCGACCCCACCTCCTTTCTAAAAGTTAATCGGAAAGCTCGTATGAGATTGAAGAATGAACGTCTTCGAGGATTTGGCGGCGAACTGTTTCCAGTCTGTTGCGGATCGAGCTATCCTTGGGCAGTTCCCG